TAAATCGTTAAACTTGATTCATACACCAAGAGATTATCAGATTGATGCTTTTTTACATGCTATCAATCATGAGAGATGCCTTTTACTTTCTCCTACAGCATCTGGTAAATCTTTCATCATCTACCTTATTTTAAGATACTATCAGAAAAAAATTTCAAAATTTAAAGCACTTATTATAGTTCCTACAACATCTCTAGTAGCTCAAATGGCAAATGATTTTAATGATTATGCTAAAAATGATTATTGGAATAGTGCCGAAAACATACATTCTATTTTTGCTGGAAGAGATAAAGTTTCAGAAAAACCCATTTACATTTCAACTTGGCAATCTTTGTATAAATTACCCATAAATTATTATGCAGATTTTGATCTAATTTTAGGGGACGAAGCACATCAATTTAAGGCAAAATCTTTACAGCAAATAATGGAAAATACTGTTCGAACAAAATATAGGTTTGGCACAACAGGAACTCTAGATGGAACCCTAACACATCAATTAATGTTGGAAGGTCTTTTTGGTAAAACCTATAAAGTCATTACAACTAAAGAATTGATAGACAAAAAAACATTATCTTCTTTTGAAATAAAAGCTTTAGTTTTGCAATATCCAGAAGATATAAAAAAACAATTAAAAAATATTAATTATAGAGAAGAAATTGAATATTTAATAAATAACGAAACTAGAAATAAATTTATTCGCAATCTTGCAGTTAGTTTAAACACTAACACTCTTGTTTTATTTCAAATGGTAGAAAAACACGGTAAAATAATTTACGAATTAATTGAGGAAAAAGTAAATGAAAAAAGAAAAGTTTTTTTCGTTCACGGAGGAACAGATACTGAAACAAGAGAATCAATTAGACACATTTCGGAACAGGAGAAAGATGCCATTATCGTTGCGTCTTACGGCACTTTTTCTACTGGGATTAATATCACTAATTTACATAACATTATTTTTGCTTCTCCCTCTAAATCCCGTATAAGAAATCTTCAAAGCATAGGTCGTGGTTTGAGAAAAAATAAATCTAAAGAAATAGCTACACTATATGATATAGCAGATGATTTATCATATAAGTCTCATAAGAATTACACACTTACACATTTCGTAGAAAGAATAAAAATATATAATGAAGAACAATTTTTATATAAAATAATAACAGTTCCAATATCTGGATAAAAATGACTATTAAAAACCCATTTAAGTTTATATTATTATCAAATAATGATTTTTTATTTTCTGAAGTTGATATGAATAATTCAAAAGAAGGTTTTATTAAATTGATTGAACCTTTGAGAGCATTGATTAGTGAAGATGAAACAAGTGTCAGTTATAATTTTATACCTTGGATTCCTTTTACTACCGATAGAATAATTCCTTTATCATACAAATCCATAGTTACTATTACATCATTATCAGAAGAATACATAGAATTATATAAGCAAGCAAAAAACACTATATCTGAAAATACAGAGAAAATTCATATTAATGAACTTGATGCTAGCTTGTTAAACTAGGAATTATTCATTCACAGGAGGACATACTTATACTATCATGTTGTCAAGTTTTTGTCAAGCCCTATTTTTTTCTTGACAATTTTAATTTTTTTTGATATCATAGTATCTGAATAATTGAAAGGAGAATTATATGGCTAACTATATTAATAATGAAGATTTTCTTTTAGCGATGATCGAATATAAAAAACAAATAGCAGAATGTGAGAGTAAAAATAAAGATAGACCTCCAGTTCCAGATTATATAGGCGAATGTTTTTTACTCATCGCTGAAAGATTATCTTATAGACCTAATTTCATTAACTATGCATTTAAAGAAGATATGATTTCAGACGGAATTGAAAATTGTCTTCAATATGTACACAATTTTAATCCTGAAAAATCTAAAAATCCGTTTGCATATTTTACACAAATAATTTATTGGGCTTTTGTTCGAAGAATACAAAAAGAAAAAAAGAATTTATATATTAAATATAAAGAAATGGAAAGATTATCATATCTACAAGATCATATTGAAACTAGTAATAGCGATGAAGGGGATTATATGTCAATGGTAGGATCAAATGATATGAGAGTGATGATATCTGAATTTATTGAAGATTTTGAAGAAAAACGTTTTAATAAGAAGAAAAAACAAGATAATAAAATTAATTATATCACATCTGTGTATGAAATATGAAAATTGCATTAATTACTGATACTCATTTTGGGGCAAGAAACGACAGTATAGTTTTTCAAAATTACTTTGATAAATTTTATGATAATGTTTTTTTCCCATACTTAGAAGAAAATAATATTAAGACATGTATTCATTTAGGTGATATTGTCGACCGTAGAAAATATATAAATTTTAGAACTCTAAATTATTTTAGAAAGAATTTTGTAGAAAAACTTTGGAATATGGGAGTAGATACTCACATTATAATTGGTAATCATGATGTTTTTTATAAGAATACCAATGAAATTAATTCCATGGTAGAATTATTTTCTACATCTGATGGTATGAAAGAACCTTGGATATATGAGAAACCTAGAGAAGTTCAATTTGACAATACCAATATTTTAATGATGCCATGGATTAATACTACAAATTATAATATTTGTATTGATGCAATGAAAAAATCATCTTCACAGATTATGATGGGACATTTTGAAATTTCTGGTTTTGAAATGCAAAGAGGTTTATGGTGTGATGGTGGAATGGATTCAAAAATATTTGACAAATTTGACATGGTAATGAGCGGACATTTTCATCATAAATCGACTAATGGAAATATAAATTATCTAGGTAATCCTTACGAGCTTTTTTGGAGTGATTATAATGATCCTAGAGGATTTCATATCTTTGATACAAATACAAGAGATTTAAAATTTATACAAAATCCTTATAAAATGTTTTATAAAATATATTATGATGATTCTGATAAATCATATGAAGATATAAAAAATAATGATTATTCACAATACAATGGTTCTTTTGTTAAAATAATTGTTACGGAAAAAAATAATCCATATTGGTTTGATGTCATGTTGGATGAATTATATAAGAATAATGTGGTAGATATATCTGTTGTTGAAAATATTGATATGGAATTTGAAAATGATGATGATGTGATAAATGAGGCGGAAGATACTTTGACCATTTTAAGTAAGTATGTGGAAAGTTTGAATGTAAAAAATAATAAAAAAGAACTTGACAATTTACTCAGATCATTATATAATGAATCATTAGACTATAATTTATACAGTTAACATTTTTTATAAAGTTTGATTATGGAAGAAATTACGTTTGAATTATCTACAGAAGATATTGCAAGAATTGCTTTAATGGCTCATGAAAATGATATGAAATTGAATGATTTTATCGTCAGAATACTTTCGGATTATGCAAGAGAAATGATTAAAGATTCTGAAAAATTGGAATTTCTTGTTGAAAGTAAATAAGAGTTTTTATGATTTTTTTTTCAAAAATAAGATGGAAAAACTTTTTATCGACAGGTCAAAATTTCACTGAAATTTTTTTAGATAGAAATCCTACAACTTTAATTTTAGGTGAAAATGGATCAGGTAAGAGTACAATGTTAGATGCTCTTACATTTTCACTTTTTGGAAAACCTTTTCGAAATATCAACAAACCTCAGTTAATCAATTCCATAAATGAAAAAAATGCTATAGTCGAAGTTGAATTTACTATTGGTAAAAAAAATTATCTAGTTCGCAGAGGTATAAAGCCAAACGTTTTTGATATATTATGTGATGATGTATTAGTCAATCAAGATGCTAAATCAAAAGATTATCAAGATCATCTAGAAAAAAATATTTTAAAGATGAATTTCAAATCTTTCACTCAAATTGTTATTTTAGGAAGTTCATCCTTTGTTCCTTTTATGCAATTGAAAGCTCCTGATCGAAGAGCAATTGTGGAAGATTTATTAGATATTCAGATATTTTCTACAATGAATCAGTTACTGAAATTTAAAATATCAGATAATAAGACAGAATTGAAGGACAATGATGTTCAAGTAGAATTAAATCAAAGTCATATTGAAATGCAAGAAGAATATATTTCAAAAATGAAAGAAAATAATGAAGAATTGATCAATACAAATCGTAAAAATGTAGAAGATTCTGAAAAACAAATCAATGCGTTAAATAAAAAAATAAAAATCATTTCGGATGAAATTCAAGATTTAACATTAAAAATTTCTGATCATAATAAGGTACAGAAAAAATATCAAAAACTACAGCAATATAGTGATGAAATACAAAAAAATATTAAAAAAATTGAAAAAGAAATAGTTTTTTATTCTCAGAATACAGATTGTCCTACTTGCAAACAGTCTATAGATCATGATCATCGTTCATGTGAAATCACTAACAAAAATGTTAAAAAAGAAGAATTATTAAAAGCTATCGATAAATTAGAGAGTGAATTCGAAAATATATTCGACAGAATGAAAGAAATAGAAAATATACAAACAAAGATAAATGAATTAAATGTTGATGTTTCGAAAAATAATGTTTCTATATCTGCATTGAATCAATATATTTCTAAAATTAATGATGAAATTAATTTATTAACTGTAAAAGGTGCAGATGTGAATGATTCTTTAGAAAAGTTAAGAACATATCAGAAAAATAAAAAAATTTTACATGAGCAAAAGGAAAATTTAATAAATCAAAAAGAATTGTATGATATTGCATATACACTTTTAAAAGATTCCGGTATTAAAACTAGAATTATCAAGCAATATTTACCTATCATGAATAAACTGATTAATAAGTATCTATCATCTATGGATTTTTATGTATCTTTTAATTTGGATGAAAATTTTAATGAAACAATAAAATCTAGATTTAGAGATGAATTTACTTATGCTTCTTTTTCTGAAGGAGAAAAATCAAGAATTGATTTGGCATTAATTATGGCTTGGAGGGCGATAGCAAAACTAAAAAATAGTATGAATACGAATTTATTGGTATTAGATGAAGTTTTTGATAGTTCTTTGGATTCTGAAGGCACAGAAGATTTATTAAAAATATTGACTTCCATAGGTAAAAATACTAACATATTTGTTATAAGTCATAAAGGAGAAATATTGATCGATAAATTTAGATCTATAATTAGATTTGAAAAAATTAAAAATTTTTCAAGGATAGTATAATGTCTGTTCTACCTCTTGTGAATGAAAAAGATCCTATTTTAAAAACTAAATTAAATGATTTTGATTTTAATGTGGGTGATGCTGAAAAAATATCTATTGATTTGATAGATAGCATGTTGTATTATAATGGAATTGGATTAGCAGCCAATCAGGTAGGTATAAATGCTAGAGTTTTTTCTATGATTCATGAAAATCAGAATATTGTGTTATTCAATCCTGAATTGATTTCCGTATCTGATGAAAAAATTAGAATGGAAGAAGGTTGTTTAAGTTTTACTGGTTTATATCCAAAAGTTGTTAGACCATATGGAGTTAGTATAAAATATTTTGATAAAGATAATAAACCTATGATGGCTAATTTTATTAAACTATCAGCGAGAGTGGTTTTGCATGAATATGATCATCTGAATGGTTATACATTTCACGATAGAGCAAGTAAATATGACATGAGTAATGCTAAAAGAAAACGCATAGGATTTCTAAGAAAAAATAAAAAAAGTAAAAGAAAGGACTTGTAATATGGAAGTTAAGACGTTAAAATTAGTTACAGGTGAAGAAGTCATAGCCAGAGTTTTAAAAGAAGGAGATTGCTGGAAATTGGACAATCCGGTTGTTGCTATTCAAACGCCTCAGGGAATGGGTTTAATGCAATATTGTACAACATCATCAGATACAGAGATGACACTTCACTCCGAGCATATAATGCTGATGCTAGATACACGTAAAGAATTGGCGGATCAATATCTTCAAAATGTTACTGGATTGAGTATTGCTGGTCTGAACACTTCTGGATTGAAATTATGAAAGAATGGCAGAAAGGTTATGAATTAGATTATTTGGTCGAAAAAACAAAAAAATTTGATCATTATAACTCTTTCAGTTGTTCTCCTTTTTCTGAAGTTAAGAAAAACAACATACCTGAATATCTAGTTGACGATACATTTAGAGATTTATCTGATTGTGTTTTTGTGGAACGTGTTGCAAAAGTATCTTCTCCTATTAAAATGTACCAAGACATTATTATTGGACATAAGCAAGTAGGTGATACTATCATTGAAAAAATATCATTGCAAAATTCAAAAAAATCTGATAGTTTTATCGAATATATTCAAAAAATAGACACAGGTGTATGGATAGAAACTTGGGCGGAAGATTTATTGACCAATGAAATGATACAAAATTTAACTGGAGTTGAGTATGTAGGAGCAAAAATAACTACTTTTGCTGAAATAAAACACTATTGGTTTAAAGAACCTTCTAATATTTTATTTGGCAGAGATCATGTTAAAGTTCCAGAATATGAATTATATAATTTAGAAAAATTGAATATCGATTCAAATAAAATATTGCCTTTGGTAGAAAGTATTAAATCTAAAATTGACAAATTACCACAATTTATCAATCATTATTCAAATTATAATAAAGGTAAATCTTGGTCTGCAATATCTTTAAGAGGATATAGACCAGAACCGACTTTCATGACAAAACCGTCAGAAATGAATAAAAAATGGCAGGAAGAAAATAAAGATGTGCAGTTTGAGATGCAAGATACAACTTTATACCAAGATTTTGAAGAGG